AGGAATCATCAAGCATTCTCATCAAGACTCCAGAGACTACTGAGATCATAGCAGACGCTGAGAAGGCAGAAGCACCAGAAGAGGAAGTGATCGCAGACGCAGAGAGAAACACTTCAGAACCTCATAGACCAGAGGCAAAAGCCCACGACAAGGAAGCGGAAGACAAGTCAGACGAGAAGGACACAGACGGCGAAGTGCCGATGCTTGACAAGGAATTCGACGATGACGATGAGATGGGCGAGGACGTTGAACTTCCGACTGAAGACAAGTTCACAAACGATTTAGATCCGGCAGTAAAGAAATAGTAGGAGATATATACAAGTGTGCAAAAACTTGTAAATTTCATCTGGCTATTGTTTTCAAAACGTCCACCCTTCTACATGAGGGTGGTCATTATGTTTCTCATCGGGGGCATAGTGCCTGTGCTGGGACACTACTACCTAAGCCTGCACTTCGGTTCCAAGGCCGCAGTGGGCATGTTGTTGATATTCTTCTGGCCAGTTGCCGCACTGCTGATGTACCTCAGGAATGAGGGATGGCTGGACGAGGAAGACGAGTAATTTTTTAAATACAAGTGTATGCGATTACACTTGACCGACAACAAATTCAATCCCGAACCATACTGGTATGAACGTGTGAAAAGTGTTTTCGCCTGTCCACCCAAAGAGGCCGTGGAACTGTTTGACCAGAACGGATATGATCTTACCAAACTAGAACAACTATATGCTGTGGCCAACGGTGAAACTACCACAAAACACAGGGATGGAGAACACATCACCCTAAGAAAAACATGGTTTGAAGACGACTCACCTGAGTCTGGACCACACATCAATCATGCGGTGATGTTCGAAAGGAAGGGTTACGCCGGTGATGCCCTACACCAACTGCAAAACTGGGCATCTTACAGACCACAGTTCAACAAACTAGTGGCAATGAAGCCCAAGTGGGGTCTGGACTTCAGCATAGACTACTGTGACAGGGACGGCAACGTGTTTGAACTGCTACACTGGGAGTATGACGGTTTCGAATACAACGAGATTGCTGACAAGAAAGCACGGATGGAGGAGTTCCTGTTGAACCAGGACTGGGACGAAAGAGCGAAAGTGATGCTGGAACGCAAGTCAGAATGGCATCAGTTGGGTTTTTTCGAACAGAGCGAGTGGAAAACACGCTTCTTTGGCATAGAAAAAGAGCGTTTCAAGATGGTGCTGTGGAAATAAATACGTAAAATGAGCTCAATACCCTACAACTACGGCAAATATGTTGATGACACAGTAAAACTGCGTGATCAAGGACATGTAGATGCGGGCAGACAGGTGCAATCACCTGCATCGGCGGGCAGTAGAGGGTTAAATAAAACAGTACAATTTACAAAGGATCCAACACAAATGAAGATGGGAGAATCAATTACTATGGAAGACATGAAAAGTTTAATCAGTAGAATAGATGGTTTGAACGTCCCAACTAACGAAGCACCAAAAGACAGCGACATAGATTACACAAAACTTATGTTAGACATTTCGGCTATGAAAGATAGGATAGCAGAACTGCCAATAGATGATGACAGGAAGACATCGGCTCTTACAGCACTGGGACAGGTGGAAGACGACCTGGCAATGGATGAATCAGCGGTGCAGGAAGACGACAACAGCGACTATATCAAACAAGCATATATGTTGGCGGTCAAACATCACACAGATGGCTCAGGCGATGGAAACATTAATGAAGACATAGGTGACCTAATCGAAGACTATAACGAAAAAGCCGACAAAAAAATATCTCCAGAACAAATAATGAGTATCAGTAAAAAATACAATGCCGGGGGCGATTACGTGGAAGTTTTATCCGCAGAAGGCATCGATGGCAAACTTTGGTTAGAGGTTGCAAAAGAATATTATGCCCAATTAGAATCATATCAACCATTCCCAGAAGCGGACGAAATGACCTTCGAGGACGACGATGCATTCTACGAAGCGTTCGGTGAATTGGGTTTCCCAGAAGACGAGACCGAATTGTTTGACGCAGAATACAGAGGTAGGAAAGTACCACTGAACAAACCAATGCGTGGTGATGTTAAGAAATTCAAAGTGTATGTCAAGGATCCAAAAACAGGCAACGTTAAAAAAGTTAATTTTGGACACGGCGGAAGTTCAGCGAGAAAAGCCGGACAGAAAACAATGAAAATCCGTAAGTCAAATCCAAAGGCGAGAAAAAGTTTCAGGGCTAGACACAACTGTGCCAACCCAGGACCTAAGACCAAAGCAAGATATTGGTCGTGCAGAAAGTGGTAGTATGCAAATCCGTGAAGTAGTTGGCATTACTGAACAAGAGTTCGAGGCGTTGGCCGAGAAGAAGGACGCCTGCTACCACAAAGTCAAATCAAGATACAAAGTATGGCCATCGGCCTATGCCTCTGGTGCTCTAGTGCAGTGTCGTAAAAAAGGTGCGGCCAACTGGGGTAACAAGAGCAAATGAGGATCACAGACGTAATCACAGAGAAGTGCTGGAAGGGGTACGAGAAGAAGGGCATGAAGACCATGTTCGGCAAGCGTGTGCCCAACTGCGTCAAAAAAGAGGATGTGGACTTCTGCATCAACTGTGGTGGTCTAGTCTTCAATGAGACTCTGCATGAGGACCTCAAGAAATGGTTTAAGGACAAATGGGTGCGAATGGGGCCTGGAGGAAAGATCAGAGGATCATGCGGCGGCAGGTCAAAAGGTGAAGGTAAGCCAAAATGCCTACCTGCCAAAAAAGCATACGCACTTGGTAAGAAGGGCAGAGCGTCAGCGGCACGCAGGAAAAGAAGGAAAGACCCAAATCCTGACAGGCGTGGTAAAGCGATAAACGTGGCCACTAAGAAGAAATAAGCCTATCTCAAAAAAAAATATTCAGTTACTAACATCTATAATTAAAAATAGATGATAGATTACAAACATTGGTATCATGTGCTCAAAGACATGCAGGCACAACCAAAAATACTACGGGATGACAGCGATCTCTATGGGCTGAATTTTCAGGACTATTTTGTGCTTAACAGGGTGCTTGAACACACTAGGGCCAAGAGGATTGGTTGGATAGGAGGGTTTAGTAACCTCGATTTTTTTGTATCACAACACAAGGTGGACTCAATCACAGAATGCACAAACGTGGACCCTACTCCGGTGTCTGATTGGTGTAAAGTCAAACATAGACAGTACATCGAAAAATATTGGTATCAAGGAAGGTATGAATTTATCGAGGAAAAGTATCAACAACCCATGTTGCAAAATGTTGACTTCCTCAGTTCTATCACTCCACCACTTTCAGATGTTAATTTTGAGATTATGCCCAATCTAGAAACTTTTGTGCAGTACCATTATGGATCACCTAAATTCATGAACACAATAAAAAAACAAGTTTGTGCGATGCCGCAAAGAATTATTACAAACAACATAGTGGTGTATTCCACTCACGTACTCGAGGCGGTGCTAGAAGATTGCCTTTATCTGGAAAAAGTTGTAAAAAGTGATGTTGGTAAAATAAGCGATGTCATCTACGTAGATGATAAAAGGACTAGAATGAACTGGCACGAGAGGATCAGCGGGTTATCGTACTTTAATAAATTGACAAAATAATTTAAAGGCATTAATATATTAAAAAAGGAGAAAAATATGGCAGTAAGAAACTTCAATGACGCTGAAAAGCAAAAATTGATCCAAATAATTTCCCAAGGCTCACAGGTACTAGGTGAGGTTGAGGACTTGAAAAGTGGATTAAAAGACACAGTAAAAGCAATCGCAGAAGAACTAGAACTCAAACCAGCACTAATCAACAAAGCGATATCCGTTGCTCACAAAGGCAACTACCAGAACATCGCTGACGAGATGGACACGCTGGAGAGCATACTAAACACAGCCGGCAAACTTTAATGTTAGCGAAAGTCAGATCCTTCTGGCTTCGTAGTTTTGAAAGTGACAGGATCGCATTCTATTTCGAACTGATCAGTTTCATATTCACGGTTGGAGCCAGCCTCACACTTGCGATAACGGCCGCAGACCCAGACATGACAATAGTCTATCCTGCATTCTTTGTGGGTGCGGTGACTCAATGTTATGCTTCCTATAGGAGGAACGCCGCGTTCGTTATGATGATCACTGGCTACTTCTCAATCATAAATGTCTACGGATATGGCGTAGCAAGTTATTGGTGGTAGTATGAGTTACATAGACGCATTATACAAAAAAGACGAGGACAGGATTTACGTTGTAGAACGTGATCCCAAGAAGGGCAGGATATTCACGGAGTATGATGCCAGATACGTGTTCTACTATCCAGACGCAAGGGGCAAACACAGAGGTATGACAGGTGAGCCATTGCAGAGAGTGGTGTGTTCAACATCAAAAGAATTCATAAAAGAGCAACGTATAAGATCAAACAAGCAACTTTATGAACACGATATCAATCCTGTGTTCAGGTGTCTGGAAGAGAATTACCTAGGTAAGGAAACTCCAAAACTGAACGTGATGTTCTTTGATATCGAGGTAGACTTCGATCCAGATCGAGGTTACTCCACAACAGATGATCCGTTCATGCCCATAACTGCCATAAGTTGTTACATGAGTTGGACGGATCAACTGATCACACTGGCAGTGCCGCCTAAGACAATCAGTATGCAGGACGCGGAAGAACTAACAAAGAGATTCGACAACACCATGTTGTTCGAGAAAGAGAAAGACATGCTTGACGCTTTCCTACAACTTGTTGAGGACGCAGACATACTGTCAGGTTGGAACAGTGAGGGTTACGATATCCCATACACCGTGGGAAGAATACAAAAAGTGTTGAGTGGAGATGACACAAGGCGATTGTGTTTCTGGGGAGAGAAACCAAAAAGAAGAGTTTTTGAGAAGTATGGCAGAGAGCAGTTGAGTTTTGATCTCGTGGGCAGAGTACACTTGGATTTGCTAGAACTATACAGAAAGTACACATACGAAGAGAGACACAGTTTCAGACTAGATGCGATAGGCGAACACGAACTGGGCGAGAAGAAAACCGTGTACGAAGGTTCCTTAGATAATCTATACAAGAATGATTTTGGACTATTCATAGAATACAACAGACAAGACACAGCATTATTGGCCAAACTCGAAAAGAAACTGAAGTTCATAGAACTTGCGAACGAGATAGCACACCAGAACACTGTACTACTACAGACCACAATGGGTGCGGTCGCGGTGACAGAACAAGCAATAGTCAACGAAGCGCACAGAAGAGGAATGCAGGTGCCAGGCAGGAAATACAAAAAAGAAGGTGAGGAGAATCAACCAGCGGCGGGTGCTTACGTGGCCACGCCAACCAAAGGAATACACGACTGGATAGGATCCATTGACATCAACAGTCTATATCCCAGTGTGATTAGAGCACTCAACATGGGACCTGAGACCATAGTGGGACAGATACGTCCGGTTATCACATCAGCGGAAATAAACAGGGCCAAACACGCCAAGAAATCATTCGCGGCCGCATGGGACAGCCAATTTGGAAGTTGGGAATATCAAGCCGTGATGAATCAAGAGAAGGGCACTGAGATAATTGTGGACTGGGAAGACAAGACCAGTGTGAGGATGAGTGCGGCACAACTGTACGAGATAATATTCGATGGCAACAACAAGTGGATGTTGAGTGCGAACGGTACGATATTCACATACGAATACGAGGCTATCATTCCGGGATTATTGAAACGTTGGTACGCAGAACGTCAAGAAATGCAACAGAAAATGCGTGAGTGTGGTGACAACGAGATAGAAAGGGAGTACTGGGACAAGAGACAACTTGTCAAGAAGATTAATCTGAACAGCCTGTATGGTGCAATCTTGAATCCAGGGTGCAGGTTCTTTGACATCAGGATTGGACAATCAGTTACACTGACAGGAAGATGTATAACCAAACACATGGCCAGCAAGGTCAACGAGATCGTTGCAGGAAAATATGACCACAAAGGTGAGAGCGTGGTTTATGGAGACACAGATTCTGTGTATTTCACTGCACACAAGACACTGCAAAAAGAAATCAACGAAGGCACGATCCCGTGGACAAAAGATTCAGTGGTTGCACTTTATGATAAGATATCAGACGAAGTGAATGGTTCATTCAAAGCATTCATGACAAAGGCTTTCCACACGCCAAGCACACGTGGAGAGGTCATAAAGGCAGGCAGAGAACTCGTTGCTTCTAAAGGACTGTTCATCACAAAGAAAAGATATGCAGTGCTCTACTATGACAAGGAAGGCACACGGACGGATGTTGAGGGCAAGGAAGGGAAGATGAAGGCGATGGGTCTCGACCTTAAACGATCAGATACTCCGGTGTACGTGCAAGACTTCTTGAGTGACCTGCTGTACATGGTACTGACTGGCAAGACGGAAAAGCAAGTGCTAGACAAGATCAGCGAATTCAGGGCCGACTTCAAGGCAAGGCCAGGTTGGGAAAAAGGCTCTCCAAAGAGAGCAAACAACATGACCAAGTACACGGAAGAGGAGAACAAGAAAGGCAAAACCAACATGCCGGGACACGTGAGGGCCAGCATGAACTGGAACAGGTGCAGGGAGATGTATGGCGACAAGTACAGTATGCCGATCACAGATGGTGCCAAGGTAATTGTGTGTAAGCTCAAAAGCAATCCGTTGGGTTACACCAGCATAGCGTATCCTGTGGACGAACTGCGTATACCGGAATGGTTCAAGGAACTGCCGTTCGACGCTGATGCAATGGAGAGCACCATACTTGACCAGAAGATAGACAACCTGATTGGCGTGCTGAAATGGGACGTGCAGAGCACAGAGACCACAAACACCTTCAACAAATTGTTTGAGTTCTAAATATCATTATGTTAAGCATAGAAGAAATTAGGCTGTTGAAAGAAAAACTTCAAAGACTGAAAGGAACGGACTGGAGCAAACTTGTTGAGGAAAATCTAAAATTGATCACAGATCTAGAATCTGCCATAGACGCTAACAATAAATCTATAATTAAAAAATTAGGCAAAACGCCTGAATGGTTTCAAAAAGATTTAGAGCACAAATCTACTGTTCCAGAGGTCGACCAGATGCTTTACACCCAGGTCCAAACAAAAATATTCCAGTTTGCAAGGACCAATATTTACAACAGTCTGGAAATAGGTCCTGGCTTTGGAATGTTTTCCAAAGAGTTCAGAGCATGGCGAATGAATTATTTTCTCGACGTATTGCCTGGTTGCGAAAAAAAGATACGGAGAAGGTTCAAACCTGCCCATCAAAAATACTTGAAGTTTTACCTAACAAAAAACACAGAATGTTCTAATATCCCACAAAACAGTTGTAATTTTATATTCAGTTGGGACACATTTGTTTTCTTTGACCAAAATCACATTCAACAATATTTGCATGATATCAAACGTGTCATTGTTCCGGGAGGATACTGCTTTATGCAATATGCCGATTGCCATTTTGATCATGACCTTAATAAAGCAAAACGTGGTTATTGGGCCTATAATACAAAAACTGCCATGACTGCAATGATCAAAGACGAGGGTTATGAGATAGTGGAAATGAACCAGTTCCGTCCTGGGGCCAACTACGCAATATTCCGCAAACCTGGTAAACAAAATCCGGTCGTGTACAAAGTTTCAGAAATAACCGTAGACTAAGACCTAAATATCATATACAATTAGAACATTATGATAGACATCTTAAAAGACATCGTTAAACACACGCATGGATTGGGATTCTTGGATCTTGTCAAGATCACTGGTGATGATAAGGAAACAACTATCGACTCAATGGCCGAGGACAGATCTGTGATCCTGCAGGGGTCTTTCCACAAACCACAACCGGAGATGACGGGTACGTTCGGAATGCCACAGATGGGCAAACTGGACATCCACCTCAAGTGTCCGGAGTACAAGGAGAAGGCGAACATAACAGTGTTGTCCGGTGAGAGAAACGGC